GTAATTGAGCGTATAGGGCATGGGATCAAGGATAGTGCTATATATGACACTAACGGTAATAAAACCGGATATTGGAGGATAGACAATGAATAAAGGCTGCAAATGCGACCCTTATTACACTTGTAAGGCTTGCCGGAAAACTGATATATACACTTATGACGAAATAGGCACTATGCTGGGTATCTCTCACCAAGCCGTATGGGAAATTGAAAAAAGAGCTATCAATAAGCTTAGGAATAATTTATACTTACTAGGTTACAATTCACTAGAGGAGATTTTATAACATGGGTACATCAATGCATGATAGATATTACGAAGCACCGGAGGATGATTACGAAGATATGGAAGACTATATCGAAGACTATGTTAAATTTGAGATGCGTAAAGGAGGCGATTTAGACCCTATGGAGCAGGACAATTTCTGCGAAGCCGTTAGTCAGCTAAGATTACCGGAGGAGTTGGAAAACTGGGAAGACGCAACGGAAGAGCAAAAAGCACAAGTAAAAGAGTACTGGGAAGATATCGCACGTACACTAGGCGAAGAGTCTTATTTTGCTAACTTATAAGGATTTCACATTATGAAATATGAACATAATTACTATGTTAATGGTTTTCCATTCGAGGATTACGAAGAGGCGAGGAGATACGCTGATTTTTTACTAGAATGGAAAAGAGTCTATAAATGCGTATTTACTAAGGCAGAAATGAACTCTATGCACCAAGATGATGCAGAGGCTTTAATGGACTTTAAAGAGCATTTCAATAAGTAGTTAAGGGTAAGGTATCAAGTAGTATTCAAAGTAGTCTAAAACAGGGCTTAAAACAAGCCGGAAAGGTATTAAATGAGATGCTATTGTTGCAATAAAGCGTTGTCCGATTACGAAGCGACACGCAAAAGCGTACAAACCGGGCAATTCTTAGATATGTGTAATAAGTGCTATGGATCAATTTCTAGTGATGTCTTATCGATTGAGCGAACGGATTTAAGACACGAAGACGAAGAGGAGGAATTTCACGATATGAAAAATGACGACTATTTTACATCGTGGAACGAAAACCCTTTAACAGACTAAGATTTTGCACTATAATACTATGAAGTAAGACACTAAGGATGTTTTTCTTATATGGTTTAACTATTATTGTTATAACTATATATGTCTTAACTTATAAGTATAGTAGGGCTTCACTAAAAACGGAGAACACACTATGAACGAAGACCGCTTTACGTCACAAAATGCTTGGTATCACTTTGTCCTAGATGACATTAAACAAGCGATAGACCTATATGGAATTGATGTCGTTATGGTCGATATATATGACCGGCTCGAAGAGACTCGAACGCAGGAATACGAATATGACTAGTCAATTTATAAAACACATTCCATGCACCAAGTGTGGGTCAAGTGATGGTAATTCACTCTATGACGACAATCACGAATACTGTCACGTATGTCAAACCTACGTCACTGGTGACGGAGAAGTAACTAAACAGGCAATTAAACCAATGCGGAATTTTACAAATTATGACAATCTTACTAGCAGTTCTATCAGTGATCGTGGCATTACTCACAATACTGCGTTAGCTTACGGAGTAAAGCAAGATGCTAAGAATCATTATTATCCTTATTATGATGCTGACAATGCCCTTGCTGGTCTCAAGGTGCGTACTGTCGCAGATAAGTCCTTCAGTATTCAAGGTGACTGGAAAGCCACTACCTTATTCGGACAAAACAAGTTCGCTAAGGGAGGACGTAACGTTACTATTCACGAAGGCGAATTAGACGCTCTGGCTGGCTTTCAGATGGCAGGTAGTAAGTATCCCCACGTCTCTGTTAAAAACGGTGCTAGTGCTGCTCTAAAGGACTGTAAAGCACAGTATGAATGGCTTGATAGCTTCGAGACAATCTACTTGTCTTTTGATAGCGATGAAGCAGGTAAGAAAGCAGTTAATGAAGTGGCTGAATTGTTTGGCTCTAAATGTAAAATAATTAAACACTTAACAGGATACAAAGATGCTTGCGACTATCTCAAAGGTGGTAAGAGTTCAGAATATGTTAACTTATGGTGGAATGCCGAACAATGGACACCAGACGGGATCATCGCAGGGTCGTCACTATGGGACGAAGTCACGAAGCCAGTCGAGCAGTCACTTGCCTTGTACCCTTGGGACGGAGTCAATGAACTCACTTATGGAATTAGACCTGCTGAACTCATCACAGTCACTGCTGGATCAGGTCTTGGCAAATCACAATTCCTTAGGGAAATTCTTTGGCACTTGCTTAAGACCACAGACGGACGTATAGGGTGTATGTTTATGGAGGAGTCAGTCAGCAAGACCGCTAAATCCATTATGTCCTTGTACGCTAATAAGCCATTACACTTACCTAGTACGCAGGTCTCACACGAGGAATTAAAAGATGCATTCGACAACACTTTGGCTACTGATCGCTTATTCTTTTGGGATAACTTTGGTAGTACTGACATCGATAATGTCATTAATCGCATTCGTTACTTCGCCAAGGCTTCGGACTGCAAGTATATATTTCTTGATCACATTAGCATGGTTGTTAGTGCTCAGTCAAATGGTGATGAGCGTAAGAGCATTGATGAGCTGATGACTAAGCTTCGTATGCTGGTGCAGGAGACTGGTATCTGCTTAATCGCAGTATCACACCTAAAGCGTCCTGAGTCCAAAGGACACGAAGAAGGAGCTGCAACATCATTGTCACAACTACGTGGCTCTGGAAGCATTGCTCAGCTATCTGACATTGTTATCGGATTAGTTCGTAATGCACAAGCAGAAGATCCAATGGAGCGTAATACAACTAAGGTATCAATACTTAAGAATCGCTTTGCAGGTCTTACGTCACCGCATTGTGCAAGTCTTTTGTATAATCGAGATACTGGTCGTATGTTGGAGATTAAAGATGTCCTTTAAAATCGTGTGTATAGTGTGTATAGCTTTACTTGCTGGTGCTTATGGAATGAAGATCTATTATGATATTCAGTTTCTAGACTGTCACGATTTCACTACTAAACATACTGTATGGAAAGGCTTTCTTGCACGTGACGCTAGTGGTGATGTACGTTGTTTTTGGCTTGAGCAAGCTTATCCTAATAGAATGAGACACGGAGTACCTCTATGAGTTTTGACATCATTACCGAAAAAGGAATGAGAGTAACTCAGTGGTTTAGATCTATAGATGAGTTGCTACAGTCTATGCTTGCTAACCCTAAAGATAGGTATTGGAGAAATATATGAAATACGATCAAGAAGTTTATGAAGCACTTGCAGAGAATGAACGTAATCAATCAGTTGTAAAATCACCCTGTATCGGTAAATGTACTTATGACATTACCATTATGAAATGTAATGATTGCGGTAGAACTAAAGAGCAAATCAGTACATGGTATGTTATGACTGATGATGAGAAGTTAGCAGTACTTGAACAACTTTTAAAGGAGCAAAAATGAAATTAGAAGACTTAATTGAAGCACTAGATCAACGCTATGGCAATCCATATACTGCTAAAGAAAACGCATTGATTCAAGAAGCAATTCAGAAGTTAAAAGAGTTTAACTCACCAGTGAAAACCTTTACCGGTGGAGAGCCACACTATGTTACTCAAGGAGAGCAAGATGAAAACTGTAATGGTAAGTAGTTTATTATTTGTAGCTACACTTTGTGGTGCTCAGACTACGTATGAGAATAGTCCTTATAATTATAAGAACAGCCCGTATAACTATGAGAACTCACAGTACAACTACAAAAATAGTCCGTACAACTATAACAATAGTTCTGTAAATCCGAATGCAGCCAATGCAATCTATGACGATAAAGGTCAACGTACTGGCTATAAAACTGAATCAAATCAAGGCACTACGAACTATTACAGCAACGATGGTACACGTAAAGGATACAGTAGAAAATGAAAGCATTTCCAAGTATTGACCCAGTTTATAAAAACGATATTGTTGAAATGAAAGTAAGTTTTGGTATGGACTTGCGTGAT